AAGATTATGGTTTATAGATTTTATACCATATTACTTTTATTTATCTTTTTACAGTTCTCTAAAATCATAAATATTAAGTGTTATCATAAATTTATAGAGGATATATGAATTACAAAGAAGCTTTTAAATTTTTAGACTGTAAAAAAGATAAAGAACGATTTCTTAAAAAGGTTGATCGTTCTGAAAAACATACAGAATGTCATATCTGGCTCGCTTCAAAAAATAAAACAGGTCATGGGATGTTTTCTGTAATGGGTCAAACTATTCCTGCCAGTAGATATGCATTTATGATGTATGGTAATTTCTCATCAATTTCTGGAATGCGAGGTGAATTAACATCTAGTGAAGTAGTAACTCAAACATGCTTCAATCCATCTTGTGTAAATCCTAAACACCTTGAAGTATCCGATAAAAGAAAAATAGGAAAAAGATTATCTATTCGACCCGAACAATTGATTACAGGTTCTATTAGCTTTTTAAACAGATTAAAAAAGGAAAGGCCTGATTTATCTAATAAAATTGAAGATTTAATAACAGAAATAAACAACCCACCTACTGAAGTTAATTTTGGAGATATAGATCCATTTAATACCATACCCTCCTAGCCTCATCTTCATCTACTGTCCATACTGTACCTTTATCATCTTTAAAGCTTTCTTCTTCCCTACCATCATCTATAATTCCAAACGGCAACATATCTTGTTCTAAAGTTTCCATTTGCTCTTCCCACATTTTTTTTCTAATATCCATGTTTGTTAACTCCTTGAAATATCTCTGTTGAACTAACCATCCAAATATTACCAAAGTCATTGCTAGATCATCATGTGAACCCTCTTCAGCTTGATATGTATTATTTGTCAAAGCAAAGGTTGTAAGTTCTCTAATTGTTTCAAAATCTGGTATGAGTAATTGATCTTGTTCTATCAAATCTTTTAGAGTGGCACATCCAATTCTCTTGATTTGTTTACTCGTTCTTAATCCTAACTGAATGTTCTTCGCAAACCCACCACCAATTTGTTGTCCCGCTCTACCTCTCATTGTAATAATCATTATGTTTTCGTACTCTAAATCATAATGTAGAGTGTCCGCGACTTGAGAACCAATATCATTTACCTCAACCAAAACATGAGCCTGATTATACTTATTACCCACATTGTAAATTACATTTGGATATAACATAGGTGAAATAGTATTATCTCTAAATTTTGCTACTTGTTTGTACGGCATTCCGGAAACATCGAATACATTAAATGCAGAATAATCTAAACCCTTTCCCTGAGCAGTATCGGCTACCAATGCATATGTATGATTTTTTATTGGTTCTTCATAAACATCTAAATTATTATTAGAATGAATTGGAGTCTTAAATACCAACGTTCTAAGTTTTGATGGAGCAATTAATGTATATGTTGATCCCACAAATTCACATTCAAATTCTTGAGTGAACTGTACTTCAGAAGTATTACGTATTGTTTCTTCTTTCCATTTTTCATCACGTCCTGGCATTTCCGACCAATGTACCTCTATCGGCACATAATCATTTCTCTTCTCTATTGATTCGATCCACATTTTATAAAACATATTCATACCAAGTGGAGTTGAAACAATAAGTACTTTAGTTGATTCACCAGAAGAAATAGTAGGATAAACAGAGGTGAAGAATTGTTCTGCTATATTTTGCGGAACGTGAGCAAACTCATCAAGAAAAATGATATTAAATGAACTACCTCGAACTGCTGAACTAGAAGTTGCTGCGGCGATAACCTTAGATCCGTTCTCTACTTCAATATTTCCCTTGTTCCATACAACTGCTCCTTGCTGTAACCACTTAGGTAAATGTTCGTATGCAAGTTGTAATCTAGAAAGAAGTTCTCTTGCTACCGCGCCTTTGTTAGCGAGGATAGCAACGTTAACACTTTCATTGAACAGGATATAATGGAGAAGAAAAGCGATGATCGTAGTAGACTTGCCTGTTTGTCTAGGCATTTTACAAATTACAAAACGATTATCATTGAACTTATGAATCATATCCTTTTGATAATCATACATTTCAAACTCAACAAGGCCTTTATCTACATGAACAATTTTGACAAAATTCCGTATAAAATGTTCAGGGTCTTCCTTACACTTCATGTATTCTTGTAGGGTATCTTTTGTCCAATCTATCTTCTGACCCACATTTTTTAAATTTGGATTGCCCAAATATGTTGCTGATGCCATTAAGTCCTCTTAGACTTCAATAACTTTTGTAATTCGGCGGTTGATCCCACAAATACTGCGTTGTTAACATTAACATCACCACCACCCTTTTCTATATTTAATTCTTTTTTTGTTTTATGCAGAGACATTAATTCTTTATTTGCATCTAATCCAGATTTGATTAACTGTCCGACCACCTCAAAAGCACGGGGATGTTCAGATTGTTTAGCAATCTCTAACATTTCCTCTACTGCGTCTTGATTTCTTTCGATTAAATTGTAGTAATTTTCACGGGCATAATTATAATCAATGTCATCATCTTTGCCTGCCTTTGGTATAATCCTCGCGGTCGGCTCAGGTGACATTACTGCAGTAGGAACTAAACTTGTAATTTCTAATATTTCATCTATACGATCATCTTGTGTCATTTTTCCTCAGTTTTATCATCATGATTCTTCCAAATTTGACCCTTTTCTTTTATACATTCAGAAACTAATGGAGTAATAATATTATGTATTTCTATAGGAGATCTGTCTAAAAACTCTCTGGGGGTATATTTAGCTCTAACTTTATCACATATACAAAAACATTGTCTCGATACATCTTTTTCTTTTAATGTTTTTTTAATTCTTTTATATTTTGTATTACCTAAAAAATAAATAGTTTCATAACAAGATTTAAATAACAATAAAATATCTTCGGTTTCATATACTTCTCTTTGAGTTATTGGAGCTATTTCATGTACTACTGTTTGCATCGGGCTCGCAACAATCTCTAAAGAATAACCCAGTATATAAATTACTAAAAGAATTCGAAATAACACTACAGATTCACATCTAATCCGGTCGTCACATCAACATCTATATTATCATTAAAATATTCAAAAGTTTCTGTATAACCGAAATCATCATTTGCTGTGACATCTCCCGGCCCTGGGGTAACTGTTAACCTTGATTTAATTCCTGCTGCTCCTGTTCCTGTTGAACTAGTTTCTGTTATGAATTTCATTATTCCTGTTGCGTCCGGAGAACCAGCGTCCGCATTTAAAATTAAATAATTAACGGAAAAATCTGTACTGTCTTCTAAGATAATATATTCTGGAATGTCCGGCTCCTCTGCAGGCATTCTAAGAGACACTATCACGCTCTTGGTAACTGATCCCGACTTAACATCTGGATAAATATAGCCTTTTAGTTGAAAAGTAAATGACCATAAAATTTCTCTTCTTGCAGTAAAATCTCCCTCATAAGAATCTTCAACCGTAGTACTATTTAATATTATAGAAATATCAGGCTTAACATTCATAGATGAAACTAGATCCACACTAACTGTAAACTCTGGAGTAAAAAAAGGAACAATTTGTTCAAATATTTGTGCTCCATCTTCTGAATTGTCTACCATAGCAGTCAAAGCAAAATCAAAATTATAAGGCACAGGATTATATTGTTTCATGAGTGTACTTGAAGACGCGGCTGTATTTGCCGCATAGACTTGACCTAGAGTATTTAATTTTCTAGTTCCATCATAAGCAATTCCGTTCATAACAAAACCCATTCTTGGAAGGCTTACTGCAACACCCCCATCAGCCTGTACTGCTCTCGTCCGGAGAATCAATTTATCTTTAGCTTCGTATGCAATAGGAACTTTGATCTGTTCTGTTATAACACCAGCAGAATTTCTCCTTTGAATGTTTATATCATTGAAAAGAGTTCCGAAAACCGCCACATATTTTCTAATAGTTTCGTGATAATAAGTTGTTCCTAACATTATAGACTCCCGAATGGATTACCTTCGGTGAAATCAATAATAGCATCAGCGGCGGCTTCTATATCTGCATTGTCTCCAGTTACCGCAGTATCAGCAGCGGATGATTGAGCATCAAAAGAAGTAATAGAGTAAGTTGCACTAGAATCATTTCCAATAATGTTTACGGTTCCAGAAAAGTTGCCTGTCATGTTTATGAGATTTAATACTTTATCAGTTGCGTTCCAACTAGCAACCTCTCCTTTGACTGTAGCAGCGGCGAGTGATGCCCCCTGATAAACTTGCTCACCAACAGTATAGTTACCACTACCGGTATTCATTGTAAAATCAATCGAATAAGATTGTGCTCGTTCAATTGCATCTATAACTTCAATACCAGTATTAAGAGATTGATCA